TTGTCAAGCTATTGCGCGGTGCATCATAGGTGAACAGATGTTACGCATTGCCAAGAAGTGCAAGGTTGTGCTAACAGTACATGACAGCATTGTTGTCTGTGTAAGAGATGAGATGGTTCCAGAAACACAAGCATACGTGGAAGATTGTATGCGCTGGATACCCGATTGGGCCGATGGCCTACCAATAAACTGTGAAAGTGGCACAGGTAAATCGTATGGAGATTGTGAGTGAGCCATGACTAGTGTAGCACCGTGGTCATTTAGTAAAATTAAATCTTTTGAGCAGTGCCCCAAACAATTCTACCATGAGAAGGTACTTAAACAGTACCCCTTTATACCTACGGCTGCTACCACATACGGTAACAAGTTTCACAGGGCGGCTGAACACTACATAAAAGATGGCACAGAGTTACCCAAGGACTTTGACTTTGCTAAGAAACCCTTAGACGCACTTAACGATAAACGTGGCGTAAAGCTCTGTGAAAAGAGGATGGGTATTACTGAAGACCTAAAACCTTGTACGTTTGGCGCAAGAGACGTGTGGTTCCGTGGTATAGCTGACCTCCTTATCATTGACGTGTTAGGAGAAGTGGCATGGGTGATAGACTACAAAACTTCTAAATCATCCAAGTACGCAGACAAAGGACAGCTAGAGCTTATGGCCTTGGCTGTATTTGCGCATTACCCAGAGGTAAAAACAGTACGTGCAGGTTTAATTTTTGTGCTAGTAAAAGACTTAGTGAAGCAAACTTACACAGAACATGATAGAGGTACGCTGTGGGAAAAGTGGATAGGTAAGTTTAACAACATGAAGTCTGCGGCTGACGCTGATACATGGAACGCTAAACCTAACGGCTTATGTAGACGCCACTGCCCTGTTATAGAGTGTACGCACAATGGAGCGAATAGCTAATGAAGAAACCTCGTAAGAAACAAGTAAACGCCCCTGTGGGCAGTACCACCTTTGAACGCCGCATGGAACGTCAACGCGCTAGACGCAAGGTAGACAAAGAAGGTACAGATCGTAATGGCAACGGCAAAGCTGACAAACGTGAAGGCAAAGACGTTAGCCACAAGAAAGCCTTAGTCAAAGGCGGTAAGAATAAAGATGGGTTGCGCATAGAGAGTTCAAGCAAGAACCGAGCGCGTAACTATAAAAAGAAGAAGTAGTATTGTAGGGGCGGCATAGAGGAACCAGTACCAAGAAGTTAAAATTTGTTTCATTCGGAGAAAAGAAACTACCGCCCCTAATTATTTATAAAACAAACTGCCACTTCTGACAAGCATAAATAGGAGAACATATGAAAATTGTGGATGGTAAAGCGTTGCTGTTAAAGCTGCGCAACCCAAATCGTGTCACCTCAGTAATACCTAATAGCAAACAAGTGGACACTAATGAAGTGCTTGTTAAGTGGGATATTGATGCAGCACACAAACTACGCAACTTGGGTGTTCAAGCGCCTTCGCCCATAGAGACTAGGTATAAGTGGTCAGGTGCATACAAACCATTCGACCACCAAAAGAAAACCTCTGCCTTCTTTACCATGAACAAGAAAGCGTTTTGTTTTAACGAACAAGGCACGGGCAAAACTGCCTCTGCTATATGGTCAGCAGACTATCTACTAAACCAAAAACAAATAAACAGAGTGCTTGTGATCTGCCCATTGTCTATTATGGATAGCGCATGGCGCGAAGACCTAGCAACATTTGCACCACATCGCAGCGTGGACATAGCCTATGGCTCTGCAAAGAAACGTAGCAAGATAATTAACCAAGGTGCTGAGTTTGTCGTAATAAATTATGACGGTGTGGACATTGTACTGGACGATGTAAAGAACGGTGGGTTTGACCTAGTAATTGTTGACGAAGCCACGCATTATAAGAACGCACAAACCAAACGTTGGAAAACTCTTAGAAAACTCATAGGTCCAGATACTTGGCTGTGGATGATGACAGGTACACCTGCCGCGCAATCACCACTGGATGCTTACGGCCTAGCCAAACTTATAAACCCAAACGCAGTGCCGAGGTTCTACAGTTCGTTTCGTGATATGGTTATGCGGCAGCTTACACAATTTAGGTGGGTTCCCAAAGAAGATGCGTCCGAGGTTGTGTTTAATTCATTACAACCAGCTATACGGTTTACCAAAGAAGAGTGCCTTGACCTACCAGAAATGACTTACGTCAAACGTAAGGTGGAGCTAACTGCACAACAGACTAAATACTACGAGATACTGCGCAAACAGTTGGTAATGAAAGTAGGCGATGATGAAGTATCGGCAGTGAACGCAGCGGTTACCATGAGCAAGCTACTACAAATATCAGCAGGTGCAGTCTATACTGACGATGGAGATGCCCTACAGTTTGACATAAAGAACCGCTACAAAGTTCTTAAAGAAGTCATAGACGAGAGCAGCCAGAAGGTTCTAGTGTTTGTACCATTTAAGCACACAATAGATGTACTAGTCTCCAAGCTACGGTCTGACAACTTAACAGTAGAAGTGATTCGCGGAGATGTGCCAGCACACGCCCGTACCGACATATTCAAACGCTTCCAAACTATGGCTGACCCCAAGATATTGGTGGTACAGCCCCAAGCAGCAGCACATGGTGTGACTTTAACTGCAGCAAACACTGTGGTATGGTGGGGTCCGACTTCTTCACTGGAGACGTATGCGCAGGCAAATGCTAGGGTTCATAGATCAGGACAAAAGCATCCATGCACAGTTGTACAGCTACAAGGATCGGGCGTAGAGAAGCGCGTGTACTCACTTCTTGATAAAAGAATAGACGTACACACAAAAATGATAGACTTATACAAAGAACTACTTGACTAAGGTAGCATACGTAACTAAATAATACTTTGTGCTACGAGAGGAGAAAAAAATGGGCGACTATTCAGACGCACCAGCAGATAAAATGACTAAGGCGTACATTAAGATACGTCAGAAACGTTCGGAACTGTCTGCAGAGTACAAGAAGAAAGATGACGAGTTGGCTCAACAGCTTGACATACTAAAACGTGCGCTTCTCAGCTATTGTGATCGTAACAAGGTTGAGAGCGTGAGAACCGACGAAGGGCTTTTCTTCCGTTCAAACAAGACAAAGTACTGGGCTAGTGATTGGGAAGCTATGCATAAGTTTGTCATAGAACATCAAGTCCCAGAGCTTATGGATAAACGTCTTAACCAGACAAACATAAAGCAGTTTTTAGAAGAGAACCCTGAGTTAAAACCCGAAGGCTTAAAGATTGACACAGAATATGTCATATCAGTAAGGAAAAAGTAATGGCTTCTCTATCACCTTTTGTTGCTATCGAAGACTTGGCTAACCATTTAGCTGTGTCTGTATCCACCATACGAGGCTGGGTACGCCAAGACCACATACCTAGTAACACTTATTTTAAGATCAACAACGTGTACCGTTTTGACAAACAGGCTGTGTCTGATGCGTTGTTGAAGAAGGCCAGCCCCCCACCTGTGCGGTATACATCGCACGATAACAGTCAGTACGAGATGGACCTCCGTCTCCAAGATGACGATCAATAGGAGAATAATATGGCAGAACCATATATAATAAATAGCGTGGAAGCACTATGGCCCAAGCTGGACCGCACCTATGCTTTCGATCAAAAGGCAAATCAAAGTATGCCCTGCGATCCAATGGCTCCAAACGCCGAGTACTCTATAGAGTTGAAGATGGATAACGAGACAGCCAAAGGTCTGTATATCGCCATGGTTAATTCTTACAAGGCCAACAAAAAAGATGGCTGGCCTGATGCCCCTTCTAATCCCATGGTCAAACACGACGATGGTACGCGCACAGTTAAATGCACGTTGAAGGGTCAGTACAGTGGCGAGAAAACACGTAAGCCGTTACAGGTAGATGGTATGGGTAATCCTTTACCCGATGACTTTCAGCTAACCACAGGCAGCACCATAAACATAGCTGTAACTTTTTACCCATACAAATACATGCAAGATGCTCCTAGTGTGTCTTTGCGTATACGCCAGATACAAGTAGTTAAACTTGAAGAGCGCAAAGTACGAAGCCTATTTGGTAAGGTTGAAGATGGCTACGTCCACAATAGCGAGAGCGTGTTTCAAAACAACGTTGTCGATATGCCTCAGAAAAAAGAACCTGACGTGGACATGAGTGGTTTTGATGAGGGTAGCACCCCTGCAGCAGAACCAGAACCAGTAAAGGTTCCCGCTAAAAAAGCGGCTGTATCTAACGGTGGTAGTGCCGATTTGGATAACATATTATCTGATTGGGATGATTAAAACATACTGCGCGGTCCAACAGGGCCGCGTTTTTCTCTAGCATTGGATGGACATTGTGGAAGCCAGAACTTTTTTGGGTTCGGTGCTAGGGGATGAGGGGAACTATTGCCTGTGGTGCTATAATAGCAAAGACAAATATGACATAACACAAGAGTTTTATTCTTCTATAGAAGAGTTATTAGTTAGGTCAACAGAACTCGACAGCAATAAACATAATGTTTTCTTCGCCCTTGGCACATTTAAAGAACCAACTAACCGTAAACAAATAAACGTACAGCAGCTTAAATCATTTTTTATGGATTTAGATTGCGGTCCAAGCAAGGACTTTCCTACGCAAGCAGATGCCGTCGAAACACTGCGTAGGTTCTGTAAGACTAACAAGTTACCCAGACCAACCATGGTAAACTCCGGTAACGGAATACATGTGTACTGGCCTTTGGTTAAGCCCGTTGATGAGGCTACGTGGTGGCCTGTGGCTGAACGCCTTAAACAGTTATGTGCAGCGCAGAACTTCCCTGCCGATCCTTCTTGTACTTCTGACTCCGCTAGAATTTTGCGGATACCAAACACCCATAACCACAAGACTGACGAACCTAAACCTGTTAACCTGTTACACGGCTTCTTGGCTGAACCTATAGAGTTTGATGAGTTTGAAAAGTGCTTGGGTGGGGGAGTGATACCAGTACCTGATAAGTTTACTCCAAGCGCACATCACAATGCCATAAACGAGCAAGCCACAGGTAGTTTTAAAAGGTTGCTTGAGAAGACAAAGCAGGGCACGGGTTGCGCACAGATAGCCTACATTATAAAAAACCAAGACACTATATCCTATGACTTATGGCGTGGTGCGTTATCCATAGCAAAAGTTTGCACGGACGCAGAGAAGGCTGTGCGTAATATATCAAAGAGACACCCTGAGTATGACTTCAACGAGGCTATGCGTAAGATGGCAGACACAGGTGGGCCACAGTATTGCTCCACGTTTGCCAAACATAATCCTGATGGGTGCGCAGGTTGTCCTAACACGTTAACCATAACAACCCCTGCACAACTGACAAAGATTGTGGAAGAGGCTGAACCTACACCAGAGATACCAAAATACCCTACACCTTACATGCGTGGTAAACACGGTGGGGTGTACATGAAGTCCAAGGACGAAGAGGGCAACCCTATAGAACTGCCCATATACCATCACGATTTATACGTCACGCACAGATTAGATGACCCAGAACAAGGTGAGGTTTTGGCATTTGCGCTGCACCTGCCCAACGATGGGGTAAGAAGGTTCACAGTGCCGCTCGTAGCTTTAACTTCACGTGAAGATTTTAGGAAGAGTATGGCGGTAAAGGGTATAACATCTTATGGCGATGACTTAGGAAAGTTAATGAAATACATACAGACATGGGTGAATGAATTGCAGCAGACAGGCGCAGCAGATAGGGCACATACTCAATTTGGTTGGGTAGATGATGAAAAAATGGATGCGTTTGTATGGGGCGACAAGCTGATAAAAGCAGACAGCATAGAATATAACCCTCCATCTGCAAAGACTGCTTTTGCTATGGAATGGCTCAAACCAAAAGGCAGTTTGGAACGCCAAAAAGAGATAATGTCTTTCTTTAATAGAGAGGGTCTTGAGTTGCACCAATTTGTTGTGTGCATGGGGTTTGCCTCTCCTTTAATGTCTTTAACTGGTTTGTTTAGTTTTCAAGCACATTTGAACGGTGGTTCTGGTGTAGGTAAAACAACCGCGCTTTATAGCAACACAGGGATATGGGGTAAACCTGTCAAATTATGTAGTGGGTCAGACGATTCCATGTACTCTCACATGAACCGTTTAGAACGGTGGAAAAACATGGTGGGTAATTTAGACGAGAAGTCAAATGTTACCGCCAAGGAAGTGTCCTCGTACTGCTATACTGGAGCAGAAGGACAGCAGCGTAACAGGTTAAAGAGCAATGGTAACGAAGAACGTTACAGAGGTGACCCTTGGAGAATGTCTTCTTGCTCCACAGGAAACATAAGTTACTGGGAAATGCTGCAGCGCACCAAAGCTAACCCAGAGGCAGAGATGCAACGTGTATTAGAGTTTAATGTAGCAAAATATATGGACAAGCACCGTATGGCAGAAATGAATAAAAAAGAAGGTCTGCCCACTACTATAACAGGGAAGCTGTTTGACGATGTTCAAAAGAATTACGGCAACTTTACTGTTGATTACGTGCAGCACATAATAAATCACCGCGCTGACATAGAGAAACTATACGCTGGCATAAAACAAAAACTGGACAAAGCGGCTAGTCTTACACCTGTTAACAGGTTCTTTTCCGCAGGTTGTACTAACGTAATAGTTGGCTGCATACTTGGTAATAGGTTAGGTATAATAGATTACGACTATAAGAAGCTATTTGATTGGATAGTCAAAGAGTTGATCCGCGCCAAGAGCGAGATAGAAGATACTGCACCATCCGTATCCAATATTGTGGCTGATTTTGCCAGAGAACATTGGGGCAATATACTTAAAATTAAAAGCACAGACGATGCTAGGGAGGAGGTTGCGTCTCTTGTGGTCCCAGAAAACAACCCACGCATGCGGTTAGTAGGACGTTATGAGACAGATACTAAACTTCTATTTATACCTACAAAAGATTTTAAGACATTTCTTACAGACCAGTTCCTGACTTACTCGTCTACAGTAAAAGGGTTGAAAGAAGATATGGGCGCAACACAAAGGAATGTGCGTTTAACAAAAGGTACAAGTCTAAACTTGCCTGCGCAATACTGCTTAGTTGTTAAGATGGAAGGGCTAGATGAAACCCCTACGACTTGATGACTTAGACCCTGATGGCGTCAAGGTTGTCGTACAGTGGGATAAGATGGTAGTGGGTGCGTCAGCTTTTATACCGTGCGTGGATACTGAAACAGCACGAAACCAACTGAAACGTGTTGCAAAAGACAAACAATATGAGATTTTGACCCATATTCGCATAGAAAATGGCTTGTGGGGTCTTCGCATCTGGAGAACGCTGTGATATGTAGTGCTTAACAAGGTGTTCCACACAACTTGTTGTTCTCCTCTCAATAACTAGCCCTCACTTCGGTGGGGGTTTTTTTATGATAAATCTTCGTATGACTCTGCTAACTCTCGTAACGGCGCTCTGTATATAGAGCTAAGTGTTACACCGTTATACATTTCTCCACTTGTTCTTATGTGCCTATCTAACGAACGTTTTATTGTGCGGTGCGTTATGGCTGCTGCAGGGTGACGTTTATTAAACTTGCCCATCTCTGCTATGGCCTCTCGCACACCCTCCATATCTCCTTGGCGTAAGGCTACATAGTAAAGTTTAGTTAGCTTAGAGCGTTTTGAATTAACTGCTTTATCTATAGTTTTAAGTGTGCGATTTATGGCAGACGCTTGAGTATACCCTGCTGGTTGTATGCCAAACACAAGACCAGAAGATTCCATAAAGTTTAGATCGTCATACATAGGGTCACCCCTACGAGTGTATACACCACCGTCTCTTTGGTAACGCACTAGACCTTTATACGCGTTAGCAACCGCAGTAGGCATAAGGTTCTCTATCCCACGCTCTATCTGTCCGTTGCCCAAGTCCTGCACACCTCTAACAATACGAGTTGCAGAAGATAGTGCAGGGCCACCCATATAGAAACCTATTGTTTCTTCCAAAGAAGGATCAGGATTATACTTGTTTTCTTGTATAAATC